CGACCAACTAGATATGCAATACTGGGATAGCGTCAACGACACAACGACATGGAAAGATCACATAGCATCCGTTAAGGGGCAATTTCCAAAGGTATAAATTATGGGACTAGAAGTAGCAACATATATTAGTGGGCTAGATGTTAATAATCCGGCTGGATCGGACGGTATAGCCGAGGGCGATAATCATCTAAAACTTATCAAGACTGTGTTGAAGAATACACTGCCAAATGCTGACGAAGCTATAAACGGCATCCACACAGGGGCAACCGAACCATCACCCAACACTGCTGGTCAGTTGTGGCTTGATACCAGCACCGATATATTGAAGATGCGTAACAAAGGTGATACTGCGTGGTTCGATATAATCCTTACGGTAGGTGGCAGTAATATAATTAAGGTGACCCGGCTAGAGGATGCTGGTGGTGTTAATATCAGATCGGCCTCGATGACGGATGCTGCAACATTCTCGATTACAAAGGTGAGCGCAACATCTGATCTTCTGATACAGGCTAACATATATAGTGGGCTTTACAATTATGGCACTGCCCAGACGGGCACGTTTCAGGTGTACAATGCAACAGACGCAGCGGTGATAGGAACGGCAGCTATACCGGCGAGTGGTCAATGGAATAATCTTGGCGCAACCGCTCTTACAAATAATGAAGTAAGGTCATGGACAACTATGACCGTAGTGGAGTCTACACCATTAACCGCTGGAGTTAAGAGTATAAAGATCAGGGGAACTGTTGCAGACCCCAGTGGTGGTGGTAGTTCTACACAAGATTCTACCCTAACAGTATGGGAGATTGAACAATGAATAATGATCTCTGGGGAAACATTATATATGACTTGTCTGGTGGCGCTGGATTTGCAATATACGGCGACATTAATAACGAGAACGACTACAACAGCAATGTTGTATTTGAAGACGCATCCAAAAAACCAGCTTGGTCTGACGTTCAGACTGGGCAAGATAGCCAGGGTTGGATGGTCGTAAGGGGAGAAAGAGATATAAAGCTACAAGCTTGTGACTGGACTGTGCTGCCTGATGTACCAATGGATGCACCAAGGAGAACAGAGTGGGAAACCTACAGGCAATCTCTAAGGGATGTTACCAGCCAGCCAGATCCTTTTAACATTACTTGGCCCACACCGCCAGCGTAATGCCTCTTGTACCTATAACGGATGTTGGTAAGGTAGGGATTATAGAGGATATTCCTCCTTATAACCTGCCTCCTAATGCGTGGTCTGGTGGAAACAATGTCAGGTTCCTAGACAATGGTGTAAAGAAGTTAGCTGGCTATGCGGCCGTTATGGCTACTGTGCCATTTCCTCCTTACTACCTACAACCTTACCTGTCAGCAAGCGGAACCTATTACTGGATAGCTTACGGATCGACAGATATAGCTGTTTGGAATGGCTCTACATGGACTGATGTTACAAGACAGGCGGTCCTTGCTCTCAATGGCGGGGTTACAGCGGGTGGTGGAACTATCACGGTTGCAACAGGTGCGCCATTAACAGCATTATCTGCGACTGGTACTCTTACTATAGGGACCGAGAGGACCGAGGATGCAACTACCAATCCTTATGAGACTATAACATATACCAACAGAGACACTAGTACTGGGGTTATAACCCTCTCTGGAACCCTTGCTGGGAATCACCCAACTAGCGCGGTGGTTACCCCACAAGGAACTACAGCTACTTCAGACGATGATTATGCCGCAAATGAGACAACTAGGAAATGGACATCAACAAATCTTAATGGAATAGTTGTAGCCACTAACGGATATGACGCCCCGCAAGAATGGCCTATAACTTCTGGGGCGCCGTCCTTAACCACCCCCTACAGAGAACTGCGTAATTGGCCGTCTGGGAACAAGTGCAAAGTAATAAGGTCTTTCCGAACGTTTCTTGTTGGCTTAAACTGGGAGAGAACTAATGAGGAACCCAGGCTTGTAAAGTGGTCAACTGAAACCGTCTATGGCGCGGTGCCGGCAACGTGGAGCGAGTCTGACAATACACTCGATGCTGGTGAGTACCAGTTGGCAGACACGGCTGGGGATATTGTAGATGGGCTTCCCCTTGGAGACTCTTTTCTAATATACAAGAACGATGCTATCTATATTATGAACTATGTGGGAACTCCCTACATCTTTTCATTCAAGCTGTTAAGCCCAACGATTGGGTGTCTTGCTAAAAACGCTGTGGCTGAGTACGAGGGTGGGCATTTCTTTATAGGAAATTCAGATTTCTACCTATGCAATGGACAGCAGGTTACACCCCTGCTACCTGAGAGGCTGCGTAGAACCGTGTACGATGAGTTAAACGGTGATAATTACAATAAGTGCTTTGTTGCGGCAGACTACATTAGAAATGAGATGCTTGCGGCATACCCGGCTGGAAGTTCTACAGTGTGTAACAAGGCTGTTATATGGAACTGGAAAACCAATACATTTTCCCTCAGAGATTTACCAGATACCTCTTACGTCACCTCCGGCATTGTGTCGATAACCGCTGGAGCAACTTGGGACAGCATTACATCTACTTGGAACACTGGTGCGGGAGCGTGGGGAGCAACCAACTACGACAACGTCGCAGAGAATTTAGTCTTTGCTGATGTGACAAACACCAAGCTATACAGAGACAATAAGGGTAACACAAAAGATGGTGCTACTATGACATCTTATATACAACGTACAGGGTATGATCTTGATGACCCTCAAATGGTAAAGTTTGTTTCCGCCATATATCCACAAATAGAGGTGTCTGGAAACAACTCAGTGAATGTTTACATAGGCAGTCAGATGTCTACAGAAGATGGTGTTTCATGGAATCCAGAGACTGGTGGAGCGCCCTACCTGTTTAACCCTAATGATCAGTCAAAAGTATCTTGTAGGATTAGTGGTAAATACTTTGGAGTAAAGATAGAGTCTGCTGGAGACTTTGATTGGAAACTACACGGGCTGGCATTTGAGGTTAAACCTAGAGGCAAGCGCGGCGGCAGAGCTTACTAATGGCCTATAGCCCTAAGGATTTTAAGTCTGTAAACAGGTGGTCACCCAACCCAGCCCCAGTATCGCCTGAGCAGTTGCCTGATTACCTCTTCAATGAGTTAAACAGGCTTGGGGACATCATATTTAACATAGACACGTTCAGGCTTGAGGAGACATTCGTAGAGCCTAGTAAGTCTAGGGACGGTGATATCAGGTATGCGGACGGCACCTCTTGGAACCCCGGCTCTGGTCGCGGTATCTACGCATACATAGATGATGGCACGCCAGCTTGGGAAAAGCTGTGAGAACACACCTGCTTTCTCCAGAGGATGTTCCTTATATGTGGGAGCAAGTTGCTCCGCTACTGGCTAGGGTATCTAGACACACCGAGGGGGAGATGGAGCCTGATGATTACATCGAGCCACTGACCCATGGTGATATGCAGTTATGGGTAGCGACGGAGGACAAGAAAATCCTAGCCGCTCTGATAACTCAGATTATCCCATATCCCCAGAAAAGAATACTGCGACTGATCTCCCTTGCTGGAGATGAGTTTGACAAGTTCAAAGGCTGCCTCGACATGGTAGAGGCTTTTGCAATAAACAACCACTGCACAGCTCTTGAGATGTGGGGCAGAAAAGGATGGAAAAGATTGCTACCAGATTGGAAAGATAGCTACATCGTGTATACAAAAGACATAAGAACGAGGATGCAATAATGAGCTTTGGTGGAAAATTTGATTACGCAAAGGAGTACGCAAAGTACAAGCCTGAAAGCACTAGGTTTGGATCTTATGTGGATGAGCATCCTGATCTTTCTGCGGCTTGGAAAAAAATAGAAGATGACCCCAACCACCCGGACAGTCAATACTGGATAAACCGTGGGGCTACTTCTAAGGACGCTTTTGGCCGCGCTCATGCGGCAGAAGACATGGCCCTGAAAACTGGGACATACAGCGGTGGTCGCTCAGGTAGAACTGATTATATGCCGGGTACGGATGCGTGGGAAACGCTGTTTCCTGGCGACGATCCCAGCACTAGGTTTGAGGGCTGGAGGGCTGGTGAGGGCGGTGCAGGTGGAAATGGTGCTGGCAATGGTGCCAGCGGGTGGACTGGAGCAACGGGTGGCGGCGTGCAAGGATCAGGTAATTATCCAATAGGTCTTGTTGACTATCAGGAGCCATCAGCTATGTCCGGTATCCCTCTAGAGTATCAACCGTGGCTGCAACCAGACCACATCCCCGACAGCCTATGGAACTATCAGGCACCCACGTTGAACGAGTGGGAGGTCGATCGTAATTGGGATTGGGCTACCAAGCCAGCATCTGAGTATGTCACTGAGGAACAAAAGGCAGCTAAGGCTGCGGCGGCTGCTGTACGTGACGGCGGCAGGGACACAGATGGCGGTTGGGTAGATGAGTATGGGTATGACAGGGTTACACCAGGAACTGGGTATGGGCCAGATAGGTCATACGGATTTAATCCCGGCAGAAGCGATGTTCAAGTTACAGCGGATGACTGGGCGGACTCAGGATTGATTGGCCCAACGGCGGCTGAGATTGCTGCTCACGCGGAATCACAAGGCCAACCTGCTCCGACAGCAGGTGACGAAACATTTGGCCTAGGTTACGGACCTTAATAGAGGAATAAATTATGTCAGGTGGCGGAACAACAGTACAGACAGCAACAAGCGAGCCTTGGGCCGAACAGAAACCATACCTGATGAAAGGCATGGCAGGAGCGG